CGCGCGGTGAACTGATGCACGCGATCTTGACCGGCGGCGACGGTATTTACTGGTACGACCGCCTCCGTAAGGCCGGCTTCGACGTCTGGCAGGCCGTTTGATCCTTCATGCCCGCGTCGAAGGTGGCGCGGGTATCGAGGACTAAACACTAACCTGGAGGATATGATGTCTGGGACTTTCGACTTCGGAGACGGCAAGGGATCGGTTCCCGCCCACAAGCACCCGAACGGCGCCGGGTGGGTAGCCGATACGGCGGCCGCTGATGCTTCCGCTTATGTCGGCCCCGACGCCGGGGTGTACGGCAACGCCAGGGTGTACGGCAACGCCGGGGTGTACGGCGACGCCAGGGTGTACGGCAACGCCGGGGTGTGCGGCAACGCCAGGGTGTACGGCAACGCCAGGGTGTACGGCGACGCCTCGGTGTACGGCGACGCCTCGGTGTACGGCAACGCCGGGGTGTACGGCGACGCCAGGGTGTACGGCAACGCCGGGGTGTGCGGCAACGCCAGGGTGTACGGCAACGCCAGGGTGTACGGCGACGCCTCGGTGTACGGCGACGCCAGGGTGTACGGCGTGATGCGTTCGGACGGGTATGCTTTTATCGCGCTGCTCTGCGAGGACGGCCAGGTCCGCGTGATCGCCGGATGCCGCTACCTGACTTTCCCGGAAGCCCGCGAACACTGGAAACACCGAGCCGGGACGCCCCTCGGGGACGAGACGGACCTGATCCTCGATTTCCTTGAAGCGTCGGTGAAGATCAAGGGATATGGAGGCTGATGGTCGAGCCCTGCCCATGGTCCGAACCGTGGGCAGTCCTGGACTATCAACCTGGAGAACTGAAATGTCACTGCGGTATTTTAAGGACGATCATACGTCCGTCGGCTTTCTGATCGCGCGTACGCATCCGCACCCGGAGCCGCGGCACTTGGGCAACGCCTTTGAAGAAAAGGACGCCCGTCTGTTCGCCGCAAGCGAGGATCTTCTGGCGGCGCTGGAATCGTGCCTTGGGTACTTGAAGCGGTACGCGGCAACACACGGCCCCGGGCCTGATCGGCGCCTTGCCGAAGCCATGGCAGCCATTGCACGGGCGAGAGGGGAAACGCCATGACACCTGATGAATGGAACAACCTGCTGGCCCCGTCGGTGCCGTGGCGCCAGGCCTATCAGTCGGTCGGCCGGGAGGCCCGGGCTTACCTGGAGATCACCCAGCCGGACGGTGACGGCCTGACGACGGCCCAGCTCGTCGAGTGCCTGTACCCTGCCGACGATGCGCGGGGCTCGGCAGGGCTCGTCGCCCGTAAACGGATGTTCCGTGCACTGGCGGCCCTCGCCGACCACGACATGAAGGACTGGTGCACGCGCGGGGAGAAGCGCCGGAACAAGTTCGGCAAGGAGGTCCTGCCGGTTCGTTGGCGGGCATACATGGATCCGGGGCCGGCCAGGTGCCCGCACTGTGGGGAGGTACTGTAATGGACGCCCCATATTGCGAAATCTGCGGTGAGCAGCACGCTACGTGCGCGACTGAAATGACGGCGATGTGCGACGACTGTTTCGAGGAACACTGCCGGGCCGAAATGAAGGATCTGATGGGCGACGTATGCTGCAACGTCTCTCGCCAGAAGAACGGCCATCTTCAAATCTGCTTGGCGCCCTACGGCGTCGAGCATGAACACTAGAGGCTTGGGAGGCCAACATGGACAGAATGAAAACGGTTTTGGTCGATGGCGTGCCGGTGCGGATCCGTGCCGACATGCCCTTCCTGGAGGAAATGTACCGCCAGGAAGGGCGGGATGCCCTGTATCAACTCGGCTTTGATGAGGCAAGCGAAGAACACGCGGGTGACTTCGACAACGGCTATAAGGAAGGATACGACGAGGGCGAAAGCGCTCTGGCCGGTCGCATTCAGAAAGTGCTGGACCACTAGGCCGGCAAGTCCGTTCGACCTGACGTAGCGCAGCTACGCAGGGAGAAACCACACCAGCACGTTCCCGTCCTTTTCACAGTAGCCGGCCAGCCGGGTCCTCGAGAGTTTGGCAAGCTCGCGGGTGGCCCGGCTGACCTGTCTCTGCCATTCCTCATGATCCTGATTGGGTTGCTGCGGCACCAGGTGCTGCGCCAGGACGTGCGTCGAAACCCCCTTGGTGATCCCGAACGCTTCCAGTGCCCTTAGTGCGGCGCCGACGGTGGCGTTGCCCATGTAGTCCTCCGTCGCCAGGGCCTTGCGCGCTTCCGCTTCGGTGATCGGGGAGAAATACAGGCTATCCGCGACGGGGGCGCCCTTGAAGAACAGGTGGAAGCCGTCGTCGGCGTCGCGGTGTTGGACCACGTGAAGGTCGAGGATCATCTTTTCCTTGTTGCTCTCAACCTCGATGTAGGTGTCCATGTTGGCGCGCAACGCCGAGCTGCCCCGTGGACCGCGGGTCTTGTCCTTCCCGAGATGGGCCAGGATCACCACGGCGACGCCGGGAAACTCCCTGATGAGGCGGTCGGCGTAGACGGTGAACAGGCCCACGTCGGCGGCGTCGTTCTCGTTGAGGCCGCCCATGGTCCGGGCGTAGGTGTCCAGCACGATCATACCCGGCTGCTCGAGCTCGTCCAGGGTGTCGCGGATGCCCCTGATGAACGCCTCCCCTTCCGACGGAATGGAGATGCGCGGGATCGGCATGACGTAGAAGTTGGGTACGCTGTCCAGTCCCTTGACCAGCCGCCATGCCGGCGACCGCTTGCGCCTGATGTCGTTGCGCCCCTCGCCGGCGCCGTAGAATACCCGTCTGGGGGGCGTGGAGGCCCGTCCGGCGTAGGGAAGGCCCGTGGCGACGCTCATGGCCATGTCGAGGGCCGCGAACGTCTTGTAGTGGCCTGTTTCGCCGGCCAGGACCGTGGCGCTGTCGGCAGGCACCAGCCCGTCGATGATCCATTGCTGCTCGGGGATGCCGGCCCACTCGCTGTCATTGGTCGGCCGGAAAGGATTGGTGGGAACCGGAGACGCGGATTCGTTGGCGGGGAGCTTGACGAGAGCATCCGCGAACACCAGCGCCGCCGGTTCCCGTAGATCCACCGCGCTTGGTCCGGTGTAGCCGGATTGCCTCGCGTGATGGAGAATCGTGCCGTAGCCGACGCCGTCGTCGCGCGGGGGCATGGTGTCATAGACCTGATCGACCTCGTCGGGGCCGGTGTAGTTGTACGGGGCATTGCCGTCCCAGAACTGGCCTTCGGACCAGTTGTGCGCCAGATCGCGCGTGCTGGTGTCGCAATTTGTATTGGCCAGGGCGGCGACGACGTTACGCCAGGTATCCCGGTCGCAGCCGGGGTCGATGCTTGAAAGCAGGTCGAGCAGGTGGTGGTGCGCGACGGGGGCACCGAAGGCGCCCGACTTTTCCTGCACGTCGGCGTCGAGCAGGGGCGGCAGCCATGCCGGCAGCGGCGCCACGTCTACGTCGTTCTCGACCGTGTAGGGACGGCCGTTGACGATGCTCGGGGGCAGCAGGACGTAGCCGCCGCGGCCGCGGGTGTCGATGCCGCCGACGCCCTTGTGGATTTCCTTCGCCAGGCGTTTCGTCGTCGAGCGTATCGAGCCGTCGAAATACAGGTGCCGACCGCCGCGGGGCGTGACTACCGAATATGTCGGGATTGCGGCGCCGTCGTGGTCCCGCTGGAGGGCCTGCCACTGTTCGAAGCCGCCCGCCTCGACGTCGATCACGGCCCAGCCGAGATCCTCGGGGCACAGGGCCAGGTTGAAATTCGGATTGTCCGACCACCATCGGTCGATCCGGGCCAGGTCGGTGGTGGCGTCGTGGAAGCCGTTTTCGGTAGCCGGCTCTTTCCCGTTTTCCTTGCATGGGAACACGGGGATCCCGTTCGCGGCATATGTCCTTGCCGCGGCGTGCAATACGCCTATGTTCACTTTATTGTTTCCCCTGTTGCGCTCTCGTCACCATGACGATAAGATGGCAGGGACAAGGCAGTCAATGGCCTTGTGGTAACCTGGAGGTTCCAAATGATCGAGAATGACCCGAAAGGGGTAGTGGTGCCCGTCGATACGGCCGCGCTGAGACGGCTGGCCGAGGAAGGTGGGTGGTCGCCTGTCCCTAATGCCAAGACCGCCGCCATCGTCGCCCTCTGCGACGAGGTTGACAGGCTGAGGGAGGCGCTGGTGGACGCGCTGACCGGCGATATGGAGCCAGGGGAACTTCGCCCGTGCCCGTTTTGTGGGGGTGATGCCGAGCGCGTCGATATTCCCGAAGCGTGCAGCGAAAACGATCTTTCCGGAGAACCGAATGCCGGTGGCTCTTTTATCCGATGCGTCAAATGCGACGCCTGCACATCCTTGGAGTTTGGGCGGAAAGAGACATTGGAGGAACGGTGGAACAGCCGTTTCATCAAAGGCGTGCCGGCCCTGATAGCCGAACTGGAGAAGCGCAATGGATAAGCCGCTTGACACCGCCGCGCTGAGACGGCTGGCCGAGGAAGGCGGGTGGCGCTCCGATATGGAGAACGCGCCGAGGGATGGCTGGATAATGCTGGGCAAAATTGTCGGGCATCCCAGTCACCCGACCGCACTGTGGTGGATCGTTAAAGGAGAGTGGTCCGAAAAATATCAGTGCTGGTGGGACGGCATAGAGCCGTCCGGACTTGCCGGGCCGAACTGTTGGATGCCGCTACCGTCGACCGACCCCGACGCCCCCTCCCCCTCCCCCACGACCGCCGCCATCGTCGCCCTATGCGACGAGGTTGACCGGCTAAGGGAGGTGTTGGGCCGCATTGCGAGAAATGCCCGTCAAATGCACGCGGCGACGAAAACCGGCATGTGGGAGGTGTGTGCGTCTGACGCTGAACGCGCCCTCCTGCCGTCCGACGAGAAGGGGGCGCAGTGATGAATGAGAATTGGGTTCCGATTGTGTTCTTTGTCTGCGCGATTTTCATAGTGGCCAGCATGAGCACTTGCAGCGTCATGCGAAATCGCGACGACAACCAACTGAAACTGGAGTGCGTCAAGTCCGGCAAAGCGCCTGACGAGTGTGCCCGGCTCTGGAGGGCCACCTCATGACGCATGAAGCCGTGAAGAACGCCGAGGCGGTGCTGGCTCACCCAGACGATGAATGTTACGGCGGGGTCAAGCATCACCGGCTGGGCGAGCGGTGCCCAAAATGCAATGCGCTGCCGAGCGAGAGTTGCGGCTACGCTGGCGTTCGGATTGCCAAACTTCGTGAAGCCCTCTCCGCCGTCCTCGCGCTGTTCAAGGCCGTGCCCCCCGAGGTGGAGAAACTGGCTCAGTTCATGGAGGACATGGCCAGCATTCTCGAATTGCGGGGCGACAATCTATTGGCCCTGCGCTCCCGTGAAGCCGCCACCCTGCTCCGGTCCCTAGCCGCCGAGAATGTGCGCCTCGAAATCCGCAACAAGAGTTGGCATGAACAGTTCTGGGAACTCGAAGCCGAGCGGCAAGCCATCTGTATGGCTGTGGAGCATCACTCCAATTCCAGCACGCCCGTCTCGCACGTCGTCAAGCAGAAGATCGCGGGACTCGAAGCCGAACTCGCGCGCCATACCGCCCCGGTAACTGACCCGGAGGTGGCTGGGCTGCTCGAAGCGACGGCCGATCACCTGACGAATACGCGGCAGTGGCTACCCACAACGCCGCTGATTGAGCAAATGCGCGCCCTGATCGAACGCCTGCACCGCCAGTCCGCCCCGGTGACGGGCGATAGGGCGGAGTTGGTGAAGTGGCTGCATGACCGCCTCGGCGGCGTCAGCACCCCTTCCATGGGTGGCGACAATCTGGCGATCCTGCTGTGTGGTTACTTCGACGACGGCGAAGAACCGGACGATGGGCGCAGTTGGTCGCCTACCGCTATTGCCGCATGCAAGGAAGTCCTAGACGCGATCCGCGAGCACTACGCCGCCATGCTCGAAGCCGACGCCCGCCGCGAGGCGGCAATCGCGATCGCAAGCACCGAAAGTGGCTGGGATCATTACGACGACTTCGGCAGAAGCATCTTCCGCCGATACGGCCGCGCTGCCCTGGAGGCCGGCCGGTGATCCTCGATTTCTACCCGGAGACGGGTTTCTACACCCTGGCGGTGCCCCGGACGGCCCCCGTCACGGTCAAGGAACTCATGGAGGAACACGGGCTCGACTTTTCGACCCGTCTGTCCAGTACCGACCAGGCCGTCCTTATGACGAGGGAACCTTATGCCGCCGCGTCCTTTTCTGCCTTTGCATCTTCGGCTGCGAGCCAATCACTTGGCCCGTTACTCCACCAGATTGAAAGGTCCTGGGCTGCGGACAGTTCCATCCGCGCGGCTTGTCCCGCTGATCGAGAACTGTGGCCTTTTCAGAGGGCGGACATTGCGTATGCACTCGACCGACGGAACGTACTCGTTGGAGATCAACCTGGCCTGGGCAAGACACCGATCGCCATCTGTTACGCGAACGAAATCCAGGCGCAGCGCGTCCTGGTGATTGTCCCGGCGTCGATCCGCCTCCAATGGATCCGCCAGATCAGGAACTGGACGACGATGTCCTGGCCCTACTCGATCCACGGCATCTTCCACTCCCGCCACGGCGTCCACCCGTCGGCCAACTGGACGGTCCTGTCCTACGAGCTGGCGAGGCAGCCGGCGATCTGGACGGCTCTCGCGAAACTGAAGTTCGACCTTCTCATCATGGACGAGGCCCACTATGCAAAGACGATCGACAGCCGAAGGACGCGAGCCATTTTTGGTGGCGGCCATAATCCTGTTGCTGATCCCCTCGCTGACCGTTGTGAGCGGATTATGGCGCTCACGGGAACACCCCTCCCCAATCGTCCTCGAGAGGCATACACCCTCTCCCGCGGCCTATGCTGGGACAGCATCGACTGGATGTCCGAGGACGCCTTTCGTGGACGTTTCAACCCCTCGGTAAAGCGTACCCACGAGGCGACCGGCAAGGTCTGGATCGACGAGCGCAGCGGCCGGCACGGCGAACTCCAGAACCGGATGCGCGCCAATTTCATGACCCGGCACCTGAAGCGCGACGTCATGACCCAGTTGAAGATGCCCGTCTACGATCTGATCCAGGTCGAGGAGACGGGTCCGGTCAAGCAGGCATTGGCCGCCGAGCAGCTTCTGGACATCGACCCGGAAACCCTCGAAGGCGCCGACGCCACCGTGCTGGGGCACATCGCCGAGGCCCGCCGGATGATGGGCATCGCCCTCGCGCCCCAGGTCGCCGACTACGTCGACATGCTGATCGACGGCGGCGAGGAGAAGATCGTCCTGTTTGCCTGGCATATCGAGGTGCTGGACATACTGGAGAAGCGGCTGGCCAACCATCGACCTGTAAGAGTTGATGGTCGGACGTCGTCGGCCGGCAAGGAAAAGGCCATCGAGACGTTCCAGCGTGACTCCCGGTGCCAGGTGATCATGGGCAACACCCTGTCCCTCGGCACCGGCACGGACGGCCTCCAGCACGTCGCATGGCACGCCCTGATCGCCGAGCCCGACTGGACCCCCGGCAACAACGTCCAGTGCTTTGACCGGCTCGACCGGGGCGGGCAAACCCGCACTGTTCAAGGGGACATCTTCGTCGCGCCGGGATCGATCGCTGAGAAGGTATTGGCCTCGGCCCTGCGGAAAATGCAGACCACTCACAAGGCTTTGGACAGGAGAATAGCGTGACTGGAGAACGCTGGTACAGGATTGATGATCGGTTGTACTCGGTGGCGAACGAGTGGGGCGAGCATGACTACAGTTACCAGGACGTGCATCTGACGGAGTTTCCCGTCGTGAGGCACACCCCTCGGGGTGTCTGGGTCGACACCGGGTTCGGTTACCTTCGGTGGGTCAGCCACGGTGCCCGGAAGCGGTTCGCCTGCCCGACGATCGAAGCGGCATTAGAGTCGTTCGTCGCCCGCAAAGACAAGCAGGCCGCCATTTATGATGCGCGGGCTAACTGGGCGCGTGAGGCGAAGGCAAAGGCTTTGGGAAAGTGGCGAGAAAGAGGCGGCGCTACCCAAATTGGGTAATCAGGTGTTGACAATATTGTTTCACCTATCTAGCTTAACAGCATCAACGGAGGAACCAACATGGCTCAGGTAACAGGCGGCAAGGTCGTCTACTCTCGCAAGGTCCAGGCCGCGCAGTACGAACCCAAGGACGCGACCGTCGAACTGTCGTTCTCGATCGACGAGGGCGAGCGCGACTACGAGAGCTTTCTGGACCAGGTCGCCAACGCGGCCGTCGTCAAGGTCCACACCATGATCGGCCTCGCGATGCCGACGCTGAAGGCGTCGATGGAATACCAGTTCACGCCCAACGATGGCGCACTTCCCGCCGAGGGAACGACGGACCCTTCCGAGCGTACTAAGGATGATCTGGCGGCCGAGAAGATCGCCGAGGTCACCGACCCGGCATCCATCGAGCCGAAGCCGGAACGCAAGAAGCCGGGCCGCCCGCCGAAGGTGAACAAGGATCCCGATCCCGCTGCCCTCAGCCCCTCTGGGGATACAGCGGAGGCCCCAGCCCAGGCGGATGCAACCGTCAGGTCGACTGAGGCCAAGCCCGACCCGTCTGTCATCACCGCCGAGTCCCCCTCGGGAGAGGGCGGCGGGTCGGGGACCATCACGGCGGATGATCCCGCCCAATCGGGAGCGCGGAGCGACACGACCGATCCCGCCTCCCTTGGCGGCGCCGAGGAATGGGAAGCCACCCCGCCCCCGTTGACGGACGCCGAGGTGCTGTCGGCGATCACGCGCACCAATGCGCGGGTCATGCAGCCCGAGGCGATCAAGCAACTGGTCTGGAAGTTTGCCGGCAACCCGCCGAAAACGTTCCGGGACATACCCCTGGAAGTGCGCCCCACCTTCGTCGCCGAACTGGAGGCGCTTTGACCGACGGGCCGCTGCACGCAAGACGCTTCGGCTGATCTGCGGCGGCCCACCCAATTCTCAACCTGGAGGACGAGATGGACGCCGATACGAAGGAATTTTACGCCATGCTGAAGCCCGAGGCTGACCGGCCTGCCCACTCCCCCCTTGGCGCTTCGAGCGCGGAGAGGTGGATGAAGTGCCCCGGTTCGGTGCGCCTGATCCAGTCTCTGGACCTGCCCGAGACGGACGAACCGGACTACCGGACTCTCGGCACCGCTGCCCACGAAGCCTGCGCCCAGGCCCTTGCGACCGGCGCGGACGGCTGGGAGCTGATCGGCGAGTGCTTCGGCCCCCACAAGGTCGACGCCGAAATGGCCGAGGCGATCCAGGTCTACCTCGATATCTGCCGGGAATATATCGCCTGCCCGGGCATCTACTATATCGAGGAAGCCGTTTCGGCTCCGGTCCATCCCGACTTCTACGGCACCGCCGACTTCGTCCACTGGGACGAGAAGCACGCGACCCTGACGGTCGTCGACTACAAGCACGGGCAGGGCATCACCGTCGAGGCGGTGGATAATCCGCAGCTCAAGTATTACGCCTATGGCGCCCTCCAGAAGCATCCGGACGCCCGCGAGGTGGTGATGTATATCGTCCAGCCCCGCGGCTTCCACATGGACGGCCCGGTGCGTGGCTGGCCGATGAAGGCCGATGCCCTGTGCGAGTGGGTGGAGAAGGACCTGGTCCCCGCCATGAAGCGCACGGAGACGGACCCGGCCCTCGACATCGGCGACCACTGCCGGTTCTGCCCGGCCAAGCTGGTCTGCCCGGAGATGGGCAAGGCGATGTACGAACTGCTCGACGGCGAGAAGCCGGACCTGGTTCCGGACGTCAGCCTGGCGGGGAAGTGGGAGAAAGCGCAAGCTTTAAAGCATCTGATCAAGGCGATCGAGGCCGAGGTGGCCAGGCGCCTGAACGACGGCCGCGCCATCCCCGGGATCAAGCTGGTCGACGGCAAGGCGAACCGGATATGGAAGGACGGCGCGGAAGCCCTGTTCCGCCAGCGGTTCGGGGACCAGGCGTTCGAGCCTCCGTCCTTCAAGTCCCCCGCCGAGATGGAGAAGATCGGGCCGGCTGCCAAGTCGCTGGTCCATGAGTGGGCCTACAAGCCGCAGGGCAAGCCGACGGTGGCGCCGGACGACGATCCCCGTCCCGCCATCAAGGTCCAGAAGGGGTCGGACGTTTTCGCGGGAGTGCTGGCCGATGGGTAAATATTTCAGCGACTTGGAAACCCCGCTTCAGATCAACGTCAATCGCTGCGACGCGGGGTGGATTGTCGAATATACCCCGCCTGATGGTCCGATCTTTATTGCTGCGTGCAGTGAATGGGTCGACGTCCAGGTAGCCGTAAAAGACGCCCTGGAATTTGTCAAAAACGGCGCTGCGCCTGACCAGAAGTGATACCCTGATCGTGTCTAGAAGATGGCCAATTCCGGTCATCACAGTGAGGAGAAAGAACGTGGCCAAGACTGAACAGTTCTACGAACACTACGACCTGACGGCGCCGGTTCTCATGGCGTTTCCGAACCTTTTCGTGCCCAAGCCGATCGCCGGCAAGGGCGACCCGATGTACAGCGCCAACTTCATCATGGGGCCGGATCATCCCGACCTCGACCCGATCAAGCGCCACATCGTCAAGCTCGCCAAGCAGAAGTGGCCGAACGTCGACATGTCCCAGGTGCACATTCCGCTCAAGTCGGGCACGGTGCTGGCCGACAAGCGCATCGCCGACCTGCGGAAGAAGGCCGTCGCCGCCGGCAAGGATCCGGACGCGATCACGCCGGACGGGGAATACCAGCGCGGCAAGGTCGTCATCAACCCGACCAAAGCGATCAAGACGCGAGAAGGCAAGCCCCTTCAGCCGCCGGCGCTTTCGGCGATCGTCAACGGCCGTATTATCGACCTCGACACGCCGGAGCTGCGTGCCCAGTACGAGAAGCAGTTCTTCTTCGGCGCCGAGGTGCTGGCCCGCATCAACTTCGGGACCTACGACGGCAACGGTTCGACGATCCAGGACGGCGTGACGTCGTATCTCGATATGGTCCTGGCGACGGGCAAGGGCGAACGCCTCGGGGGTGGACCGCGGGCGGCGTCGGAGGTATTCTCCGGCTATGTCGGCTCCTACTCGGCCGAGGACCCCACGGGTCTGGGCCTGAGTATCTAAGCGATCCGTCCGGTAGCGTCATGATGCCGGATGTTGAGGGGGCAGCTTTTTCCCTCCAGGTTGGAGCTGCCCCCGACTTAGCCTGCAAGGCTTAGGCGGGGCGACATGCACTACTACAACGAGTTCGACCCGTTCGCGGCGGCATGGCTGGCCGAGCTGATGAATGCGGGGCTGATACCGTTCGGCCAGATCGACACGCGCTCGATCGCCGACGTCAAGGGGGCGGAACTTGAAGGCTTCACTCAATGCCATTTCTTTGCCGGCATCGGCGGCTGGCCTTACGCGCTTCGGCTCGCTGCCTGGCCTGACGATCGTCCTGTATGGACGGGAAGCTGCCCCTGCCAGCCCTTCTCCGTCGCCGGAAAAGGCAAAGGCGCCGCCGACGAGCGGCATCTCTGGCCCGAGTTCCAGCGCCTCATCGCGGAGTGCCGTCCTCCAGTCGTCCTTGGAGAGCAGGTTGCGAGCGCGGCTGGGCGTGGATGGCTCGCCGGAGTACGCACTGACCTGGAAGCACTGGGATATGCCGTCGGGGCCGCCGATCTGTGCGCTGCGGGCGTCGGCGCGCCGCATATCCGGCAACGGCTGTACTGGGTGGCCGACGCCGACATCCCTGTCGCCGGCGAAGGACGGGAACAACGAAGCCGGCAACTCGGCGGGGCTGGTAGCGATCAGGAAGATCGCACTGGACGTAGCGGGCTGGCCGACACCATGCCAGCAGGATGGACCGCACGGGGGACCAAACCAGGGAACGGATCGCCTGCCTGGAGCGGCGGCGCTTGGCTCGACTGCCGGGACGGAAAGCGCCGGCGCGTTGAACCCCGCATTCCCTTGCTGGCTCATGGGGTTTCCAATCGCGTGGGAAAGCTGCGCGGATTCGGTAACGCGATCGTCCCCCAGGCCGCGGCGGCCTTCATCGAAGCGTACCGGGAAGCTGTAGCATGATCCCCGTCGTCTGCGATTTCGAGACGGCCAGTGGGTGTGACCTGAAGGTCGCCGGCGCGGCTCGCTATGCCGAGGACCCGACGACGGAAGTGATCTGCTTTACCTTCGCTCAATATTTCTGGTCGCCCTACGACCGGCAGCATGAGGACAAGCTGCACGAGGTCGCCGGCAGCCCGGACTACCTGTTCGTCGCCCACAACGCGTTCTTCGAGAAGTCGATCTGGCGGAACATCATGGTCCCCCAGTTCCACTTCCCGGACATCCCGGACGACCGCTGGCACGATACCATGGCCTCCTGTGCCATGAAGAACCTGCCCCTCTCCCTCGACCGTGCGGCGATCGTGCTGCGCCTCCCCTACCAGAAGGACACGGCCGGCTCGCGGCTGACCAAGTCCCTGTCCAAGCCGAAGAAGGATGGAAGCTTTGACCGATCTGCTGAAACTCTCGGGCGAGTGTACGCCTATAACCAGGCTGACATTGCTGCAACAGCAGCTCTCCACCGGAGAGTTTCGGTTCTACCTCGGGATGAACAGGCCGTTTGGCAACTCGATCAGAGAATTAACCAGAGAGGAGTGCGCCTCGATCTTGGCTTTGTGCGGGCCGCCCAGCGAGTGGTGGACCGAGCCAGCGGACCCCTTGGACAAGAGTTTGCCGCCCTCACCGGAGGGCTGAGTTTCAACCAGGTCGGCAAGGTCGGCGAGTGGGTCAAGGCCCGCGGCGTCGATCTCCCGAACCTACAGAAGGAGACGGTCGATGCCGCATTGGCTCTATCGGACGATAGCGAGGATGAATCCCTTTCTGACGAACACGGCGATGATCCTGTCGGGCATGATCCTGGCCTGCCTGATGATGTACGGCGCGCACTCGAAATACGTCGCCTCATCGGTTCAGCCAGCGTCAAGAAGCTCCGGGCCATGGACCGCTGCGTCTGCGCCGACGGCCGGGCAAGGGGACTGCTCCAGTACCACGGCGCCGGCACCGGGCGCTGGGCCGGGCGCCTCCTCCAGCCCCAGAACTTCCCTCGCGGCACCCTGAAGGACATCACGCCGGAACAGGCCGTCGACGCGATCATGACCGAGGATCCGGACTGGGTCGAGATGGTCCTGGGCAAGCCTCCCGTCGAAGCCGTCCTGTCGTCGCTGCGGCACGCCCTGATCCCCGGCGAGGGGAAGGTGTTCGCCGCCGGCGACTTCGCCCAGATCGAGGCCCGCATCGTGCTGGCCCTGGCCGGGCAGTGGGACAAGGTCGAGCTGCTGGCCAAGGGCGAGGATCCCTACCTGTCGCTGGCCATGCGCGTCTACCACCGTCCATTGACGAAGGCCGACGGCAAGGAGCGCCAGGTCGGCAAGTCCGGTGTCCTCGGCCTCGGCTTCGGCATGGGTTGGGCACGGTTCCAGGGCTGGGTCCAGAAGTCGTCGGCGATCACGCTGGCCGAGGACCTTTGCCGGTCGGTCGTCGACACCTACCGGAAGGAATGGGCGCCCGAGGTTCCGAAGCTGTGGTACGCCCTCATGGATGCGGCTACGAGCGCCGTGTGGGACCGCCGGCCGCGCGAGGCATATGGCGTGCGCTACGAGGTCGAGGACGGTTTCCTGACGGCCCTGCTGCCGAGCGGGAGCAAGCTGTACTACTGGAACCCGCAGCCGACGAAAGAGGCGATGCCGTGGAACCCGGATGACGTTCGTCCCGGGTTCACCTACCAGGCCATGAAGTCGGGGCAGTGGAGGACGATCAAGGCATTCGGCGGCCTCCTGTGCGAGAATGTCGTGCAGGCACTGGCCCGGGATGTCATGGTCCACACGATGTTCCTGTGCGAAAAGGAAGGGCTTCCCGTCGTTCTGACCGTCCACGACGAGGTCGTGACGGAGCCGGATGAGTTTTGCAATACGTGGGAGGACAGCGGGAAAGTCCTTGAACAGATCATGTCGGATATTCCGCCCTGGGCAAAGGGTCTGAATATCCCCGTCAAGGCCGAGACGTGGGTCGGCGACCGTTACCGAAAATGAGGGGGATTATCATGAGAGTGAACGATTTCTTCGACACGTTCCTGAGTGTCGGGGGCACCATACTGGCCATCCTGTTGCTGGTGGTGACGGCGGCCGTCGTGGTCGCCGTGTGGCAGGAGAACGAGGAAGTCCGGATCGTGCGGGAAACCTGCGCCGCCATGCAGCAGGCGTGTCCAAGGGACTGGCGGCAATGAAGATCATCGCCATCGATGTCGGCTCCAACATGGCTCTCGCCCACAACTGTGCGCCGGGAAGGCCGCCCGTCGTGGTCAGTGAATCGTTCAAGGGCACCCGTGAGGTTCGTGCTGCGGCTACCATGGACTGGCTGCTGGAATGGTTTGACGCCATCCAGGTTTGCCACCATGCCGACGCTGTCGTCTATGAGAGGCCCTTTGCCCGTGGCCGGGACGCTACCAGATCCCTGTGGGGCCTCGCCGGTATCATCGAGGCGGCAGCCACAAGAGCCGGGATGGCCGTCCTCGACGTCGAGAACCAGACGCTGAAGAAGTTCGCCACGGGCAACCGAAAGGCGTCGAAGGAGCAGATGATCGAAGCCGCCCAACTCATGGGCTACACTGGCAACAACGAGCATGAGGCCGATGCGTGGTGCCTCCTGCAATACGCAACGGACAGGGTGCAATGGGAAAGCAAGAACTAGACCCCGATCTCCGGGACCTTCGGCATACCCTGTCGGAGAGGATCAAGGAAGCCCGGCGCACGCGCGGTCTGACCCAGGGCCAGCTCGCCGAAGCCATGGGCGTGCCGCGGTCGCTGGTCAACCGGCTGGAGCGGGGCTCCCGTATCCGGGACGTGATGACCGCCACCTCCCTGTTCCGGGTCGCCAAGGCCCTGGGCATGAAGCTGAAGATCGAGTTTGTCGAGGAGTGGGAGGCTTGAGCGCCGGCAACGCTATTCGCGCGGCGCGTACAAAGGTCGGCTGGTCCCAGGACGCGCTGGCCGCTTCACTCGGCACGTCGCATCAACTCGTCAGCAAGTGGGAGAACGGCCGCGTATTTCCCCGGATGCCGACCATGCAACGCATTGCTGATCTTCTCGGCATGGACCTGAAGATCGAATTTGTGGAGAAATCCGATGGATAAGCAGTTGGCGGACGCTTTGGAAAAAGCGAAGGCGTGGATGGCAACGGCTTCCGATTCCGAGAAAGAAGCTATGTGGCAGGCCCAGCGAGAAAGCTGGGCGCGCGGGAACTCGGGTTGGGACGAGGGGACCACGCGGATAAAGCCCGACCATGCCGAACCCGTCGTCACGGCCCGCTTCGAAACCTACGGCCGGCCGGTCGACATCCTGCGCGGCGGGCACGTCATGGTGAAGGTCCGCTACCGGGATGAGGCGTGGCAGCTTCTGGAGACGCTGATCAAGGCGTTTCCGGGCCTGCCGGATCGTTGACGGCCTTCACGGCTGCGTCATACTGGGCGTAGCACTGCTTGAGGGCGAGCCGGAGGGTGTCGGCTCGCTGAGCTTCCCGTCTAAGAAACTCGCCGTCGTCCCGATAAAGCTCCCTTCCAGTGCAGAAGCGTTGACCTTGGCCAGCGGGGGCAGTTGCGGCGGCGCCGGGTACTGCGGCGGGGCGGGCGGGACGGTTGAGCAGGAGGCCATCGATACGGCGATTGGCAGCACCAAGAGCCGCAAGCGCATCAGCCTCCCGTTGTTTGGACAGAACGATTTCCTCAGCAAGACTTTGCTCCTTTCTGCGATTGGCTTTTTCGGCGGCGTGGAGGGCCGCCAGGGCCTGTCTGTCCCGCTCGGCGTATTCCGCCCTCACTTTCGCCTCACGGCGATCAGCGGCCCTGTCCGTGACGAAGGAGTAGGCCCCGGCGAGGAGCCCAAGACCAAGTGCGCCTGCCGCGATCCTGATCAGCAGTCCTGCCGGGATGCCCCACATGCTACTTCTCCACGAAGTGAGAGCAGTAATATTCAGCGGGTTTGGAGATGTTTTCCCACACGGGATTCAGCGTGCAGTACCCGTAAAAGTCGCTGCGCGCGTCTGTACTCGGATACGCATCTTGGTAGCGGCGGCAGCGAAGGCATCTTCCGGCACCGGCATTCAGCATGAACTGGCTATGCCGTTCGGCTTTCTCATCCGCTTGCTTCCACCCCTCATCGCGCGCCTTGCGACGCTCTCGGGCGGCTTCGCCGGGAGACACCCATCCGAAAATACGCATGATCAGACCTGGGTGCTGACTGTCTCGAACAGCGTACTCAGGTTGCCGCCGAGGGTTTCAAGGGCGACGACCAGGGCCACGGCGATCAATGCCGCGATCAGGCCGTACTCGATGATCGTCACGCCGGCGCGGTCGTGGATGAACTGGCGCATGTCATACTCCCTGCCATGCTTCGATCGCGGCTTTCGTAGCCGGGACCATGGTGTGCCACCACTCGTCGACCATGCGCCGGGAGGCGGGGTTCATCACCAGCCACGCGGCGCGGGCCGGCAGCTCGTATTTCTCCAGGTCCTCGACGGAGATCGGTTCGTCGAGGCCGGGCATGATCTTCTTCGCAGGCTCGTTGACGGGCTCGATCACTTCGACGGGCCTGGCGTTCGGTATGCCTCTGGGCATGAAATGGTCCTTCCCCATTTGGTGTAGTTGAACTGTCGTTGATACAGGATGCGCCGCGGGTAGTCGCGGTTTTCCTTCATGGCCCAAGCAGCACGTCGAGAATGTTTCTCGACATGCCCGAACCATCGGTCGGGCTCGCAGCCGGCCGCACTTCCACACAAACGACGGTCCCGAGTGACCCATCCAGGTCCACCGTTGTACCCTGATAGAGTGAAACCGAAACGGTCGCATTCGCTGGCACTCGGCACAGCGGTATCGAAGATTCGCCGGTTATAGGTAACCAGCGCGCGAATAGCCCATTGTGGATTAAAGGGGTCTCTATCGCCGAGTTCCTTCGGGTACGCGCCGCTGATCCAGTCGGCAGTCGCGGGAGTGAACTGGGCCAGGCCGCAGGCGAAAGGGGAACACACCTTCGGACGCCACGCGCTTTCCTGCTCGATCTGGCCGGCGAACAGGGCGATGGGAGCATCGAGGCCCCAGACGGCCCGGGCTTCGCGGATGACGTCCCGCTTGTATTCGAGGGAGGCGCGCGGCTCGGCGAAGGCAGCCTGTCCCGTGCAACCGGCGAAGGTCAGGAGCAGGATGCAGATGCCGAACAGGTCCGAGCGCCAGGTCACGGGTTGCCCATGGTTTTCATGTAGATGAAGCCGAGCATCCCGGCGGCGCCGAGGGCGAGGCCAATCCCCAGCCCGAGCCAGAACATCAGACGGCCAGTGCGAAGGCGAGGATCGTCGAGCCGACGATGATCGCACGGCGGATCATGGCGTTGCGCTGGTCGATGTTGTCACGCATCTTGTCCGGCCGCGCATAGGGAAAGATCGCCCGGTCGATGCGGTAGCCGAGGAAGCCGCCGAGGGTGATCAGGGCGCCCTTCAGGATGATGACCGGAAGCTGGACCGGCGAGATCAGGTAGATGACGACCAGGAGGATGATCGCCGGCAGCAGCAGGGACCCGGCGCGAAGGTGCAGCCGTCCCTTGGTCATTACGGGCATGATGGTCCTCGTCAGAGTTCGTCACACGTTGGCGGGATATATTCTCGCCCTGTTATGGCCTTGTAGTCAAGCTGCGCTTCTTCGAGGTGCCGCCGGGTGCTGGCCTTCAACGCGGCGTCGCGGTCGTTGATGGCCGCGCACTGCTCCCGCCTCGCGGTCAGGATGTCCTCGCGGATCTGGCGGCCCTCGATCCGGGCGAGCTGGTTCTTCATGGTGCTGACGGCGGGATTGACGTCGCCGGCGAGGGCGAAGCCGGGGATGCCGAAACTGGCAAGGGCGCCGCAGGCGACGGCGATATGGAGGGCAAGGGCCGCTCCGAGGCCGGACAGATACATGACGATCCTCCAGTTATGCCGGTAGACTTCTTCCGGCGGGGCGTCCGGGGGAGGCGGCGCAAGCCAGCGGAAGATCGCCGGAACGGCCGCCACTGCTTTGTCCCACATATGCGCCCCCTTTCCATACTACGTCCGAAGCTTGGCAAGATTAAGGCTTTTCCTCGTCAGCCGAAAACCGAGACGGGGGTCCGGTTTAAACCGTCCTCGTCCCAGCAGTAGAGCGTGTTCGCGACATTGCCGCCGGCCGAGTAGCCGTTCGACAGGACCGCGGAAATGTTGTCCCACCCGACCGACGACATGAAACTGCCCGACTTGGTGTAGTCCATGCCGCCAAGGCCGTTCCACGTGATCCCGTCGGTGCTGTAGACATACGCAACTGAAGTCGACGTCACGAGGATGCCGAGCCACACGATCCCGAGATTGATCGGAGCGGCGCCGTTGAGGAATATCTGGAAGAAGGTCGGCGACGAATTGTAGGTCGTCGCATTGTCGTAGCGCGACATGATGGCGTAGACGAACGTGCCGTTGGCTTCGATCTTGACGTTCTCCAGTTTCGACGACGACCAGAAGCCGATGCCCCCGCCGGGCGTTGCCGAGCTGTTCATCGACACCGTGATGGCTGTGGCGAGCAGGTAGGGCAGCGTCGTCGGCGCCGGGCGATAGATCGACATGATGTTGTGGGCGACGCCGCTCGGACCGGCCGTCATGGCGAGGCATTTCGTCACGCCGCCCGCCGGGGTTGCTTCCTGCAAGGTCAGGCCCGTGCCGTTGGCGATGGTCCAGGAACTGATCTCCGGAACGCCGGGCGCGTAGGGCCAGAAACCTTCGCTGCCGCCACCACCGGCCGCGGCGACCCGGCCGCCGATATAGCGGGCGAGGCCGCCGGGTCCGAGCAGGGCATCCCGAACCTGGGTCATCGGCAGCAGTTCGGCCGGGCCGTCTCCCTTGGCCAGCCGTCCCCATATGTAGCCTGACGGGGTCTGGCCTTTCAGGTTGCGGCGGACGATTTTCGGGGGCTGGCTCATTCTTCCGGCTTCCCTGCCTCGATCACGGCGCTGCCGTACTGGGAGATCATGATCATGTTATTGACCAGGCTGTCGGTGAAGCCGCGCTTCTCGTCGACCGTCAGGTCCGGACTCTCGGCGATGTCCCGCACGACGGCCGACATGTTCCGCAGGGCCGTGGCAATGCCCGTCACCTTTACCGCCGACAGCCGGTCGATCGCCAGGTCCAGTTCCTCGGTATTGCCCCGATCGATGGCGAGGCGCAGATCGTCCTGGGACGTGGCCACCTTCTCCATGTCGTCGTAGAAGTTCTGGATGCTCTGGGCGTTGGTGCCGGGCTGCCGGGCAAAGAACGCCCCGACGAACGGGATGTCGGCAAGCTGGCGGGGCTGCTCGACCTTGAACGGGCGCTCCATTTCGCGCAGGACCTTCAGGGGAAGGGTCCCTGTCCATGCCCGCCAGTATTCTTCCAGCCACAGCGGCGACGGGTTCGGCGTCATGCTGTACTGCTGCACGCCGGGCTGACCAAGAATCGCCGCGATCTTCTTCGCCGTCTCTGTAGTGGCCGGGCCATACTGCATGTGCGGCGAATTGCCTTGGAGGGACGCCGGCACGACGGGCTTGTCGGTCAGGAGGTTCGTCCTGCTCCACAGGTTCTCGATGAACGGCACTGCGGCGGTAGGGATGATCGACGGCAGGATCCACTTGTTCACGGACTGGAGCGCGTCGGCCATGGTGATCTCTCCCGACTCCCACGCGGCGTCCAGCGCCTTCTCGATCATGGCGCCGTAGAGATAGCCAAAGGTATAGGTGCGGCTGATTTTGAACCGCACGCCGGCAACTTCGGGGAGGACATAGTAGTTGTCGCGCTCGTACTGCGGTTGCTCGGAATACCGCCGATTCTGCTCATCATCGCCGTACGTTTCGTCGATGATCTTGTTGACCAACCAGTTGACCGTCGTCGGCAGGGTGACGAAAGCCACCACTGCCAATGCGGTAGTGGCTTGCCGTGTCTTGACGTCCCTGTCCACGGCGCGGCCGGCTGCTTCCAAATCCTTCATCACGGTGCGGGAGAAGATTACCCAACGGGACAGATTGTTCATCCAGGCGTTCGACAGGGCCTCGGCATGGTCGAGGTGGACAGTGCGGGACGTGGTCGCCGCCTTGGGGCCGGGCAGCTTGCGCTCGTTGACGAGGCGCTTGTAGGTGCCGAGGCGGCCGGCCGTGTCGATCCACATGCTCGCCGCCTCGAAGGCTTCCAACGGGTGACGGAAAGCGTTGGCCAGGGCGCCCTCGCTGCCGGTTTCCTCCAGCAGCTTCTCCATGTCCTTCATCAGGTACTTCTTTTCCAGCTCGGCGAGCGTCGCCCCGCCGCCACCCTCGCGGATCCAGCGATTGTACCATTCGCTGCCGGCCTTGCGGTTGGTGATCAGTTCGATGACGCCGTTGGTCAGGTCCTTGAACGGGGCCGTCTTGTACTGCTCGGTCGTCAGCTTGGCGAACTCACCAATGATCGCCGACCGGATCGGGAAGTCGGGGTTGAACACGATACCGGCGCGGGCGATGCGCGCCATGAGGGTCAGGCCGGCGGCGATCGGGTTTTCCTTGGTCGGCCAGCGCACGGCAAGAAGATTGACCAGTGCCGGGTTTTTCGCCTCCCACACTTCCGGCTTGCCGTCCCGCCAATAGAGAAACTGGTTGGCCTTCAGGCCCGAACGCAGTTCCCGGTCGGCGACGATCTCGTCCATCGCCTTTTCGACGTCCTTCGAGATCGGAATGCGGTTGCCGTCTTGGTCGAGGATTTCACCAAGCATGTTCTTGCCGTCGATAGTTGCCTGGGTCGTGGCGTATTTGTCGGCCATGCGGGCGCTGTCGGCGTCGACCTTGGTGATCGGCAGCGTCTCGGGAGATTTGCCCTGCTTCTCCAGGAACTCGATGCGGCCGACGATGTCGCCGATCGCCCGGTTCATGTCGGCCATCGCCACCATGAAGTGAATGTTGTCGATGTCGGCCATGACCGGATCGATCAGCATCCGGTCCGAACCTTCGAGTTTCTTCAGGGTCGCGGTCGATGAGAACTTCTTGCCGCCCCGGTAGGGCTTCGGCACATACTTGGGATCGAACACGCGGCGCATGACGATATGCTCGCGGTTCAGGTCCTTCATCTTCTTCGCCTGTTCCTTCGTCAGGCGACCGCTCTCCTGGTAGTAATCGACGGCGGCGTCCTTGACGCGGCCGAGCGTGTCGGCGCCGCGGCGGTAGTATTTATTAGCCTTGGGATCTTTCGCCAGCACTTCAGCAGCAGCGTCCGGCAGGCCGGTGTCGATGCCCTGCTTTTTCTTTTCCATGTGACGCATGGCGAGGCGCCACGCAACGAACTGGTCAAGGTTGCCGCCGTCCTCCTTCACTTGACGGTAGCCGAGGATGTAGTTGTCCTTCGACGTCTCGTTGAAGGCGATGGGCTCCAACGTGCCGGTGCGGACGAAATAGGACGCCCGGTCACGGGATGCATAGGTCTGGCGGACCATGTCCTCGACAGTCATCTGCTCCGGCGTCAGGTTCAGGCCCGACCGGGTGAACGCCGCGTCGACGCCGCGCGCCGTCTCCAGCTCGCCACTCATCGAGTTGTGGATGTAGCGAGCCATGTCGCGGTAGTCCCGCCACGTCTTACCTTCGCCGGACTGGCCGATGCGCTCCAGGATGATCTCGGTCGCCATGTCGGCGTTCATGCGCGGGCCGCGGCCGGGCGGCAGCATGGGCGGCTCGTCAGGCGTGCCGGCGCCGGGGGGACGCGGCGGTCCCGGGGGTTTGCCGCCGGGGGGCACCCAGTCGCCGTCCTGCGCCTTCATCACCTGGTCGATGCGCGTGTCGATGAAGTCGGTGTCGAGGAAGCCGTTCGCCTCGGCGCGCTCCAGGTAACGCTGGGTTTCGAGAGGAAGGTCGTCCATCTTCCGGCCGCCGGCGATCCACTTCTTCGCCCGGCCGGGACCGGCGTTGTAGGCGACGAGGATGTCGACGAGGTTGCCGTCGAACTTCTCGTTGAGGTCCTTCAGCACGGCCTTGGCGGCCATCTCGTTATAGGCCGGCTCCGTCAGGCGGGTCGGATCGAGGCCGTAATATTTGGCCGTGCCGGGCATGATCTGGTAGCGGCCGATCGCCCCCTTCGGGGACACCTGGGGAACGCCGTTCCGGTCGGGACTGCCTTCGAGGGTACGGATCGCCGGCAACTGGGCTTCGACCTTCACTTCCATCGCCTGCTCGGGAGTCAGCGTCTCCCCTTCTTTCGGGGCTGCCTTCGGCTCCGTCTTGTCCTCGACCTTGACCGGCTTCGGGCGGTAGTAGGGCTGGACGTCGTCGATGGCCGCACGGTTCGTGGCGGGGGTCACCTGGGTCCCGTCGGCAGAGCGGGGCGCCATGATCTCCTGCATGACCGCCGGGTCACGCTTGGCCATGGAGGCGAGGATGTCCGGCGGAATGCCCGTGCGGATGTAGATGTCCTCCATGTTCGCCTTGACGTCGTTGGTCTGGCGGCTGGCAACGAAGCGCCGGGTCGCGCCGACAGTCATGCCGACGGCCTTCAGGCCGAGGGCCTGGACGACCATGATCGCCGCCATCTCGACGAACTCGCTCTCGTCGGGCACCCGCATGTCGAGAGCCGCCGAGGTTGCCGTCATCGACAGGGCCGCGGAACCGACCTCGGCGCCACCGGCCACGACCCGGTTGCCGCCTGCCTTGGTGACGGCGCTGCCGACATAGCGCCCCGTCGTGCCGCCGACCATGCTGATCACACCGGCCTTGGTCGTCTCGATGGCGGTTTCGGTCAGCCGCGCCATCACGTCGCGGAAGGTGAGGGGCGCACCTTCGCCGCGCTCGCGCCGCATCTGGATGGCCGTCTGCCGGATCAGCTCGGGAGCCGCGCCCGCACCGAAATTGCCGCCGAGCACGGCGCCGAACGGCGCTGCCTCGGGACCGGCGATGGCCGTCGTGATCGCACCGCCGACGGGTGCGCCGGCGAAATAGCCCGCCAGTGCCGGGGGAAGGTCGCCGATCTGCTGGCCGGTAGCCGCGACAATCTTCGCCCACAGTCCGGCGTCCTCGGGCAACACATAATCCTGCGGCTTCATGATCAGCGATGTCGCCGAATAGTCGAGGCCGGCCTGGAAATACTCGGACGTGTTCGATGCGATTTCCGGTTGCTTCTCGGCGGGGATCAACTGCCAGTTGGCGTCGAACGCCTGCCGCATCCGGTCGATGCCGGGGTCCTTCTCGCCCCAGTATTCCTCGATCTCCTGCGGCGTGAAGCCGCCCTTGAACAGCTTCTGGTTCTGCTCCTCCTTCCACGCCATGACGTCGGCCGTGCTGAAACCCCCGTCGAGCAGGCGCTGCATCTCGGCGGCCCCCGGGGATCCGGGAAGGCCGACACCGCCGTCGACATGCGGGATCTCCTGAACCTGCGGATCCATCACTTACCGCCCGTCCGCTTCAGGAAATCGGCGGCGCTCTCGCCCTCGCGGCGGGTGTTGTCCTGCACCGGCACGGCGCCGGGCTGGGTAGCGTCGGGCACAGGGGCGGGCGGGGTCGGCGAACCCTTTATGTTTTCCAGGGTTTTCTTGAAGTCCGTCCTGATCTGGTAGCGGCCGATGTCGCGGCCGATGAAGTCCGGCGACCGGGGCATCAGGAGATCGTAGGGGTTCTTGCCGGCCGCCAGTCCCTTCTGGTAACGCACCCGCATGTCCTGCGAGAACTCCATGAAGCGGAAGTCGCCGGCCGGGTCCTGGACGACCTTGAGGGGGTCCGTCGCGGAGATGTATTTCTTCTGGCCTTCCAGGAACTCGTTGAACAGTTTCTCCTGCTGACGCCCTTCCGGCCCTTCGTTGTTGAGAGCATCCGCCGCCTGCGAGAACATCGAGGTGTCGCTATCACTCAGCAGGTTGGCGGCTCGAGCCTGGAACACCTGGTCCTTGGTCAGCGTCCCGGCATTCAGGTTGCGGCGCAGGGCTTCGTACTGGAGAGGATCGGACGCCCGGTAGTTGCCGTTGATCTGGTCCTTCAGGATCGCCTCGTAACCGTTCTTGATCGTTCGGATACCCGACACCTCGGCACCGGGCATCATAGCGATGTCAGTCAGGCGTTTAGCAAAATCCGGCGGCACGGTGATCCGGCCGTTCTCATCGATCATCGACAGTTCGAGCCTGATCAGTTCTTGATCGACGACCGCCTTCTGCTGTTTTTCCAGCGCCTTTTCACGGGCGGCAGTGTCCTGGTCGCGGTCAGCCTGCCGCTGGCGCGCATAGCCCTCCATCACGCGCAGGTCGTTGCCGTCGAGATATTGGGAGACGGCGCCCATCTTGTAGTAGTCCTTCTGGGCCTGCTCCGGGTTGATCTCGGCCATGCCGGCCATCGCCGACAACGTCACCTCACGCTTCACTGTCGCACGGTCGCCTTCCAACGCCGCCAACATCGAGGGGGTCAGCCAGCGGGCATTGGCCTGCACCATGGCGTCGAAGGTCGTATCGACCATGCCGAGGTTCATGGTCAGGGACGTCGGGTCCTCCTTCGACGCCACGGAAAGTTGGTTGCCGAGAGTGTTGAAATTCTGCTTGAACGCCTGGCCGGCCTTGATCGCCTTGTCGGCGGCGGCCCGCTCGAAGAAATGCTGGCGCATCGACGCGGATACCCGGTCGGCGTATTCCTTGCCCTTCTTCGTCGTGAAGCTGTCCCGGAACTCGGTCAGCCGGGTATCGACTTCGTTGTTCAGGAAATCGTCGATAACCTGTGGCGCGACATTCGGATCAGCCTCGTTGACCCTTTGATTGAGGTCGGCCGACATCTTCGCCTGCATCGCCGCGGACGCCGCCGAGCCGGCCGAGATTTCCGCGGTCGCCCTGTTCTCATCGATGCTGTCGGCAACGGCGTCGTAGGTGCGGCCGATCGATGCGCCGATACCCGCGATGTCCCGGCCGATCTGCTCACCGGCATTGGCCCGCGCCCGGGCCGCGTAGGACATCGAATAGGACGCCTCGTCAAGGCCGCGCGTGTCGATGCCGGTGACCGGGTTGGTATATTCGGGGATCCTCGGCATTACACCTTCTCCAGCCTGATCCCAAGGGCGCTGTAGTCGACCGCCTTGTAGCCGTCCGGCATCGTGTAAACGTGCTGCGGGAACACCGCCTCGACGTCATCGGCCATGACGCCGCGCCAGAACTGCTTCTCGCCCTTGTAGCGGAACTCGTACATGGGCAGTCCGTTCGGCCACTCACCGATGTGGACGATGTCCTCCTTCAGCCGGCGGTCGGACGCGGCCACTTGGGTAACGCCGCCGATGATCTTGAAGATGCCGCCGATCAGGCTGCTTTTCGCCATGGCCCGTTCCTGCGCCGCCTGGATTTCGTAACCGGCCTGCGCCGCCTGCTTGCCGAGGACGTTCACTTCGCCCTGGGCGCGCAGCAGCGCCGTCGTCAGGGCACCCTGCGACTGGCTGTCGGCGAGCAGGTCGAACGAACTCTCCAGCCCCGAGGCGCCGAGGGCGGCACTCTGTGCGCCGATCGTCTTGTAGACCGTCCGCTCGGCCTGCATGACGGCGATGTCGGCCGACACGGCCTCGAGCCCGGCCGCCTGCTTCGAGTAGCCGGCCGCACGGTCGTACAGCTTCGCCGCCTGCTTGTGGCCCTTGGACGCGAAGATGTCGCCGATACCGGCGCCGATCGAAGCAATGCCCTCTCCGGTAGACATGCCGTCACCTGTCCTGGGTCTGGGTGAACGCGCCGATGGTCAGTATCGTCGCCGGGAACGGCCGCGAGATTTCCCAGCAGAGCATCGCGTCATAGTCGTAGTCGCTCTGGATCGTCGTGGTGTAGATGCCCGAGAACATCTCGAGCTTGGTGTAGGCGGTACGGCCGTCGGGCGTCTTGAACAGCGCCGGGAACAGCCGGTCGAACTGTGTACCGAACTTCAGGACCTGGGTCACGCAATTGTGAAGCAGGGTGCCGAACATGTGGTCGCGACGCGTCTTTGCGAAGCCGGGGCCATTGGCCGCGCCGGTACGGTCGGGCGCGATGGGCCGCAGGATCTGGCCCTGGGTCGTGTAGGTGTAGCCGATCACCACCGGGACGATCAGGCGCTCCTCGATCGTCGTCGGGCCGATCAGGTAGGAGCCGGGGTAAAGCTGCGCCCACTCCGACGCAAAGGACGTCGGCGTGTTGAAGATCGGTTCGGGACCCGGCCCGGTATAGTCGCAGAAGATGATCAGGTTGCCGGTCGTGTCGTCGCTCAACTGTGGGCTGTCGCGGTTGACATTGCTGACGACAACCTCGCCCGTGTCGACCTGGCCGGTCAGGGTGTGCATCCGCATCACGCTTTTCGGGATGCCGATGCCGCCTTCAAAACTGCCCAGATAGCCCCGGCGCACCCGCGAGCCGAGAGTGAAATCGAAGCCGGTCGGCGGGACGATATTCCAGACGATCGACAGGTCCTCGGGCCTGATCTTGATGATCCGCCACGGCGTCAGTGCCCCGGGCGTCGGCGACGTCAGGGACATGATGATATTGCCGTCCGTGTCGTCGAGGATAACCGCCGTGGGATTGCTGACGTTGAACAACGCCCACTGGGGGTCGACGTCGGACGCGTTGATCCGGCCACGCTCCTCCCACGTCACGTAAGGATTGTCGAGGGCCGCCCAGCTTCCACCCGGCGGCGCCGACCCTGTCACCGGCGAGATGCACTCGAAACCGACCTGTCGCGCCTGGTTGGTGTACGTCACGCCGACTTTCTGGCCGACCACGTAGTTCGTCAGGTTGTTGTAGGGCGCGAGGTTTGACCATGGGTCCGCGGCCCGTTCATCGGTCACGGTGTAGATGTGAATACCGATCGACGACGTCGTGTTGATGGCATCGGCCGTCTCGACCGCGTAGATCATGCCGCGCTCGCGGGGCGTAAGGAAAGTCAGGCGCGCGAGGATATGCGGAAGCGGTTCGGTGACGTAGGACATACCCCCATCGTCGTCCACCGAGATCAGGGCCGTGAACTGGTCGGCCGCGTGGCCCGAAATCGCCAGGAACGTCCATCCCTGCGCCCGGAACGCGCCGACGGTGCCGCCGTTGCCGGGCATCCCGTAGGGCCACGCGTTCGAGACGCCGGACTGGATGCCAAACATCCCGGCGGCTTCAAGGGCGTTGTTCCTGTAGTCGACCCGGCCGATCGGGTAGCAGTTGCCGCCGCCCAAACTGACATAGAAATATCCGTCCCGTGCGATGACGCCGTTGCTGTATGCGGAGCCTAAAATATCGGGAAACAGGTCGCCGATCTGGCCGAAGGCGAGTTGCACGCCAAGGACGGTGTCGAACAGGAAGATGCCGCCCGACGTTACCGCCATGAAACGGTCCTCGTCCCAGTCGATGTACCGATTGGACGGCAACCCGAGCGGCGTACTGGGGATGAACGACAGGATCGTCTGGTTGATGTCCTCGGGCGGCTCGACCGTGACGACGCTGTCGACGAATACACCCAGGCCGCCGAAATCCTCGCCGCTCTCCGACACCTGCTCGAAGTAAGCGAGGGTGAAGCCGAGCGCCGGGTTCCACGGCACGAATATCTGTCCGTCCTCGATCGTCCATTCGCCGAGGTCGATGCCGGCGGCAAAGACGGTCACGCTGCGGCCGTTCAGGTGCCACAGGCCGTAGAAAGTCACGCCATCCTCGGTCGCGGTGGCGCCGGAAGGAGTGACCGCCCCGTCGAGGAACCAGGACTGGAGCAGGGTATCGTCCTGCTCGAACAGATTGGTCAGGATTTCAACCCAGTAGACGGGGGTTTCATCCTCCGGGTCGTAGGTCACCATGAACAGGCTGTCGGTGTCGCCGCCCGGAGACGCGCCCGCGGCGATGGAAACGACCTTGCGCTCGCTGCCCAGTTCGTGCCGGTGCCACGCCGTGACGTTCGTCACCTTGGGGTCTCCGCCGAGTGAGCGGCGGAAGGTGCAGCCGATCAGCTTGCCCTCGCCCGTCCGCGCCCACAGGCACGGGAACAATTCCTCCTGGTAGGCCAGCTCCTCGACATTGCCGACCGTCAGGTGTTTGGCCTCGAGCGACAGGTTGTTGCCCGCCAGCCGGGCATTGCCGCTCGATGCCGGCAACATCTCCGTCACCTTGCGGCCGTAACGCTGGACGAACACAGTGGCCAGGCCGGCCTCGACCGGCTCGACCGGCTCGGAGCCGAAGGTGCTGATCGGGAATGCCTGCCGGCTGGTCGGGGTCAGCGGGTCCTGGAGCGACGACGCCTGGATCAGCCATTCGGCATCCTGGGTGCCGACCAGCACGCCCATGTCGCTCGCCCGCGCCCACAGGACCGTGTTGATGGTGTGGGCGTTCATGACCGTCGGGATGGCATTGTCGTCGGCAACCGTCCCGTCCAGATCGGACGGGGCCATGTTGAACGTGTCGTTCGACTTCGAGGCGTCGATGCGGTTCGGCTGCGCGCCGGCCAGCCAGAAGCGGCCTTCATGGTAGCAGCCGCACGTCGGGTAGCCGGTGGTGTCGCTATAGAGGCCAAGGCGCCAGACGAAGATGTCCTCGTCATAAAGCAGGTCACCGCCAAGGAGCTGGACGTCGATGGCATTGCTCTCGACGATGGCGGTGATTTCGCCCCATGTCCAGATCGCGCCGTTGACGTCGATGGCCCAATATTCAAGGGCAACGTCCGGCTGCTGGTCCTCGTTGGGACCGGGCGGATCGTCGGGATTGGCCGGCGGCTCGATGGCCACGTAATAGGCGCCGCCATAGGCGACCTTGTCGCCGACCGCATATACCGTATCCGCGTCCCACGCCTCGGGCTGGGAAAACAGACGGATCAGCCGGCCGATGTCGGTGTCCTTGAACCGGGCATCGACGACCTGCCAGAACTGGCTCGTCGCCGACGGGGTGTTGCCGAGATTGTAGCCGGCCAGCGAGCGATAAACCGTGCCGGAATGGGTCACATATTCGTCGAGGGTATAGACCACCTCGGCGTCCCATATCTGATACTCGGCAACCAGCGTGATCTCTCCGGTGATGGCGCTGGGATTGAGGCTGACACCCTTGATCGGATCCTGGTAGGGACCGTCGATGAAGAAGGCCGGCGCGAAGTTGAATTCGGCAAACGCGGCATCCGACGGGGTCGAAATCGCCTCCAGCACATAGGGCTGGATGGTCGGGTGCAGCAGCAGCAAGGCGCGCTGGTCCTGCACCGTCCGCACCTGCCGCCATGCTTCGTCGTCATAGGGCGTCTCGATGTCGACGATGCGCGACACCTGCGCCGTGGTCGCTTCCGGGTCCCAGCCGACGTCGGCACCGTTGACCACGTCTCCGGTGATCGGGTCGGCCAGGGTGAACGTGGTGTCGGACAGCATGTTCACGACGAACTGGCGATAGCGCAGGATCGCCGCCGCGCTGGTGCTGCTCGCGCTCTCGAACTCGAACTCCACCTGGTCACCGTCGGCCCAGTCGACCGAAGCATCCACGCTGACGACGGCCGGGTCCGTGTCGGTGATGCCGACGACGCCGACCGTGCCCTCCTTCACCAGATCGGGGCCGGCGAACAGGCGCAGGTGGCCGTCCGTCAACTCGACATTGTAGGGCTGCGCCTGGGAAAAGCCGAACGAGAGCAGGACACCCGGGTTTCCGTTCCGGGTCGTGGCGGCAAAACGGGTGCCGGGGCGGCGCGCGGCCGCGCCTTCTTCCAGCGGGAGATTGTTGAGGCAGCGGTTCATCGCCGCGGCGTAGCGCGGGGAGTCCATGCGTCCCTGGTAGAACGGCGACCACTCGCCGCCCAGGAACGAAGTCTGGACGAAGGATGCAGCCGGCATGGCTCAATACCGCACAGTGATGTAGAGATCTTCCGGCGGCTGGATTTCACCCGCCTCGATCGCGTTCACCAGCCGCGCCTCCCTCATGTACTCGGTATAGAACTGGCCCAGCGCCGCCTTCTTCGTGTTCGACTGGGTGATCACCTCGCACATGTTCAGGGCGATCCGGGCCGACAGCCCTTCAAGGAACATCGGGTCCATGCGCGGGATGTTGGTGACGTTGGCGATGAAGCGGATGTTCAGCGGCTGCGGATAGTTGGTGATCAGGTAGTTGCCCTGGAAAATCCAGTCGTTCAGGTTCGGCGCGCTCGGGGCGCCGAGGAACGCGTAGTCCCCCTGCTTCGGCGACTGCGGCGCCGTGCGGAGAAAACCGTTAGGCAGCCGGAAGATGTAACGCTGCGCCGGCACGGACAGGGGGCCGGTGCCGATCGGATAGCCGAGGTTGAGGTTCTTCAGCGTCGCGCGCTGGGCGACCCACACCGAGCCGGTGATCGGCTGGGAGAATGCCGACGACCACAGCCACAGCCGATCATCCGTCGTCCACCACGTCCCATTGTCGGTCGTCGGCTCATGGCCGGCGTTCGAGCCCTGTACCGACGTGTAGATTTTCCCGTCGATGCCGCCGACCGTGTCCCCGGCCGCGTAGGTCGTCGAGGCGTTGAACGGCGCCGGGCTATCGAGCGGGTCGTGGTTCAGGTTCACCGGAACCAGGTTCATGTAGTAGAAGCCGTCGGTCGCCTGCACGACGGCGCCCGTGGCGTAGGCCACTTCCGCGTCCCACTCGTCCGGGGCGCTCGGCTCGGCCATATTGTTGTTGATCCGCGACGCGAACACCGTCGTGCGGCCATAGTCGTCCGTGAGATAGACCAGTTCGCTCGCCCAGTATTTCGTCTCGTCGTCGTAGGCCGACGCCGTCAGGGGGCCGAAATAGGACTGCCACGCATCGCTGACGCCGGGCTCCTCGCCGACATTGGCCGTCTCGGTCGTCCACCACAACTGCCCGTCATGGGAGACGATGGAGCCCGAGGCATAGCCGAGCAGGGTCGACCAGGCATCCGGCACGATCAGCAGGGTCGTGGAATCGACGGCGCGCAGGACGGTCTGGAAAGTCGCGAACGTCCAGAAGTTGCGGCGCAGCTCTGCCAGCCGGTCCTTGTCGTAGGCCCGCTCGAACTCGCCGGCATTCTTGCTGACTTCGTCCAGCGACAGGATCGACGCCGCGCCCAGGTGCTGCATGACCCGGTTGGCGACGTCGAGAACCGTCGTATATCCAGCCCCCATGGCCCGGCTCCCTTACTCGAACGGGATATTCGCCACCACGCCGTAGACCGCCGTCGCCGTCGTGACCTCGATCCGGTACTGGCCGGCGGGCAGGTAGAGCGGCGAGAAGAAGCCGTCGGCCGCGAAGTCGCCGTCAGGGATGTCGAGCCAGGTGGTGCCGTCGATCGACAGGGCCTGAAGCTGGATGTCGCCGGTACTCCACGTCGCGTTGGCCGACATGGAATACATGCCGCCCTGAAGCTGGAAAGGCGCGGTCGTGGCGGAAATGTTCGAGAACTGATAGGCGTCAGTCGCTTCGCTCATAGGGGGCCTCTCCGGAACACACGAACAAGGGTGATGGCGGGGGTCCCGACTACGTTCGCGGCGAACCTGTAGGTCCCGGGAGGCAGAGCCACGGTCGTATCATAGTCGCCGATGACCGGAATTGAAACATCAATCCAGTCGTCGCCCGGGATCTGCTGCTGGAGCAGGATCACTAGTCCGGGGTCCGGGTGAAGGACACGAAATGAATACCATCCCCCGAGCAGATAGAAAGCTTCCACCGTTACTACGATGGGGCCTCCCGTCGTTGCTACCCCGAGCAGCATCGCGGGGTCGGCGTCAAGCTCGCCGGTCATGGTAAGAAGCTTCGGGGGAATCACGACAAGGCCGCTGACGGAAGCGCTCCCGGCAACCAGGACACCTGTGATATCCCGTGCGATTTTCATGTCGCCGGCGACGGACGCCGCACCCGCGTCCAGATCACCAGTCATCCGCAATCCGAGGAACGCCGCACCAGTAACGGAAGCGGGGCCGGAAACGAGAGCGCCGTTCAACATCCTGTCAAACGCCATAACGCCACTGACTGACGCCGTTTGCGAGACGAGCGCGCCGGTCATAGACAGGTCAAAATACAGCGCGCCGGCTACCGACGCTGCTCCTGCCGCAAGAACGCCGGTCATGGGGTGCTCAAGCTCAGCGGCGCCCGCGACCGTGGAAGGCTGCGCGGTAAGAACACCTGTCAACGGATGCTCCAGTTCCGCCGCGCCTGCAACCGTGGCTGCCTGCGCCAGAAGCACGCCTGTCATAGGATGCACGACTTCGAGGGTACCGGACGCAGCAGCCGCCGGAGAGCTGAGAGCGCCGGTCAAGGTGACGGTAGCACCACTTGTTACGGTGTACGTAATGACGATGATGCCCTGAGCACCGTTGCCGCCGTTACCTTCAAAATTGCTTGAGATGGGGCCGCCGCCACCAGCGCCACCGCCGCCGTACAGGCCGCCCGCGCCACCAGCACCGGCGAGCGTGTTGAGCGCTGAAGGACTAGCAGAGCCGCCACCGCCGCCGCCGCCCGCACCTGCTACCGCGCTGTCGCTAGTCTGGGTGTAGTCGGCTCCAGGGCCGCCCGCTCCACCGGCAAAGCCAGCCCCGGCAGCAGGCTTAAACCCGCCACCGCCACCACCGCCTACGGTTCCCGCCCCACCTACGCCCGAACCGGACCCGGTGCCCGAACCTGCTCCAGCCGCGTTGTTGCCACCGTTGCCGCCCGTTGTTCCAGTCGATATGCTGCCCGCCGCACCGTTGGTCCCGGAAGCGCCCCCGCCGCTACCTCCGCCACCGTTGCCGCCGTTGGTAGAACCACTATTGTCCGCGCCAGCGCCACCGTTGCCGCGCTGCCCCGCCGCAGCACCGCCGCCCGCACCTGCCCGCAGAGCGGCACCGCTAACACCACCGTTACCGCCGGAATACTTGGTGCTACCAACGCCCGATGCAGACGCGCCGCCCGCACCACCTCCGGCAGCCGTACCACCCGCCCCGCCCTTCGCCAGCGCGCCCTGCGAGGTAAGCGTGGGCGCGGCATTGGACGTGCCGTTGAACCATGTATCCCCGCCCGTGCCGCCATTCGCACCGGAAGAAGCGCCGCCAGCGCCGCCCGCCCCTATCTGATAGTAGACTGTCTGCGAGGCAGACAGGGACCTGTCGCTGTCCGTGATCTTGGAATATGCGCCGCCGCCGCCGCCACTACCGCTGGCTGTCGAACCGCGCCTGCCACCACCACCAGGTCCTATGACCTCGATTGTCCATGGGTCGCCAAAGTCCGATGGCAGTGACCCGCTTGTACCGGATGTGAGAAATATGACCTTAGTAGTCACTTCTCGGTTTCTCCGGCATTGCGTGCTAGTTCGGCCTCTGCTGCCTGCTTCGCCGCGAGATATTCGGGCCGCATCTCGAACGATCCGGACTTCAGCACCCAGTTCCGGTCAACCGTACTACCCGCTGGACGCGCAACGATGGTCATCCCCTTGGGCGCTTTGTCCCAGGCAGGGTCAGCCATGATCATGTTGATGACGTTTCCGTCCTTGTCGACTACCGCGCAGGCGACGGCCCTGGACATAGGGCGCTCAGGCGGGCGCGGAATAGGTCAAGGACGAGCAAGACACCGTGTCGCCGGCACCGACGGACGTGTTGGAAATGATGATGTCACCGCCCCCGCCCGATGCCGTCACCGAGCAAAGGATCGTTTCGACGTCGTCCCGGTCGCGCAGCGCCGCTTTTGCCGCAGTCCCTCCGGTCGCGTTGGTGTCGGACGTAATCGCGTTGGCTGTGGCCGTGCCGCTCGACGCGTTGCCGAAAGCCGGATTGGACAGCGGCAAGGTCGCCACCTCCGCGCTGCCGGCCGTCTGGATAATCAGACTTCCTTCTGCTGCCCCAGTTCCGGTATCGAGAATGTCGACGACGGCGTTGGCGGCGGCGTTGCGGGCGGCGACAGAATGGGTGACGGCCATGTCAGTAGCTCACTTTCCCTTCAGCTTTCCATTGCGGTAGCATGGCAAGCAGGGTTTCATCTCCGACGCGGGCGTTGTATTTCAGGCCGGCACAATAGACGCTCCGAAGCTCCAGGCTCTCGAAGTCCTGAAGCGCCACGAAGGGCTGGGCGACTTCGCCGCTATTCCGGCCGATCGTCACAATCGCCGGGCCAACTTCAAGCGCCGCGCCCGCGGGCTCCGACTGCCGGAACAGGTCCAGGATCTTGCTGGCGATGGACATCAGAGCGGGACCGGATATTCGGACTTGGTCGCCAGGTAATCGCCGATGGCCTCGAGGGCCATCTGCAACGTCTCGCGCGTCCACTCCTTGTCGTCCGCGAAGCGTACCTCGACGTCGGTCGACCCGGTGGACGAACCCACGGTGAAGGCACTGTCGCCCGTGAAGGCGCCGCCGTTGTTGTTGATGCCGATGAAACGATCAGCCATGGGAAACTCCTTAGCTGCTGGGAAGGATGCCCGTCGCCCGAATGAACTCGGTCCCCGACGCGGCACAGGAACTGAACTCGGCGACATTGTCGAGCAAGGTGGTGTCGCTCAGGATGATCATGTCGGCCGCGGTGATCGTCTCGCTCGCCGACGTAAGGGCCGCGTCGAGAGCCGTAGTGTCGATGGCGTCCGTCACCGTATCCGCCGCGATGGCCGACGCACTGGCCGTCGCCGCATCGGTGGCGGCGGTGGCGGCGTTCGTCGCGCCCGTGGTCGCCGCTGTCTTGGCCGAGGCCGTGTTCGTCTTGGCGGTAGCGAGCTTGGCGACCTGGGCGTCATAAAGCGTTTCGATGGCCTGAACGAGCCCGAGGGCCGTGGGATTGCCGGAAATGGTCGGATCGGCCAGTGCCGCGACAATGGCGGCGTCCACGCCGGCCGTGTCGCCCTGTACCGTGGCAACCTGGTTGTCGGCCGTCGTCGCGGCCGTCAGGGTCGACGCCGCGTTGCTGCTGGCGGTCGCCACCGAACTGTTGGCCGTGGCCGCGTTGTCCTTTGCCGTCTCGGCTGCCGTCTGGGCGGCGGTGATTTCCGTGTCGACAACCGTGAGGGCCGCCACGGCGGCGGCGATGTCTCCGGCGATGTCGCTGGAGTCGACCGGAATGAGCCCGCTGGAAACGGGAGGCCCGACGTCGATGCCGATGGCGATCTGGGTCACGGCGTCACCAGCCCGTTGCCGACGGCATAATCGACGATGGCGGCGAAGGCGCCGCGAAGCTGGTCGCGGGACAGAACGACCTCGCTGTCAAACGAGACGATGACGTTGCCGGTGAGGCCTGCACTCGCGAGCGCGAGGGGCGCGCTGACCACGGCGAAATCCGTCTCGATCGTCTCGACAAGGCCCAGGGCGGTCGGGTCACCCGAAATGGTCGGATCGGCGAGGGCCGCCGTGATCGCCGCGTCGACATCCGCGACACCAGCCTGCGCGGTGGTGACGTTGGTGACCTGGTCGGTCGCGCCGACAGCGTCCGACACGGGGCCGGATGCGAGGGTCGTCTGGATCGTCGCCTTGACGGTGGCTCGCGCCATGGAAAACTCCTGTAGGCTTCAGCGGGGCGGGCGATCACCTGGAGGATGAGGGCCGCAAACGGGGAGGAAGACAGCACCGCTGCCCGCCCCGCTGAACTTGTTACGGCGTGACGTACTCGACCTTGCAGACCACCTGGCCGCCGGTCGTAACCTGCGTGGTGATGTTGATCTGGATGTCGAAGAAGCCGCCGGGATCAGCCGTCAGTCCAAGCACCTGCCAGATCGGCTGCTCGTAGCGAGCATTCGTCAGGTAGGTGTTGGCGAACGTCTTTTCCGTCATCACGCCGGCCAGTACGAGGGACTGGGCAGCGCCGAACAGCTTGTTGTTGGCGGCCGATAGCTGCGGGATGGTGCCCCGCAGGCCCGGCTGGGTGCCGTCGGTCAGGCTGTCCGAGTAGGCGATGTTGATGTCGCCGGAACCAGCGGTCGCGATGCGCGACATGATGCCGACATACTTGATGACCGCCATCGATGGGAAGCGGACCAGCTTGTAGGTGGAACTGGTGCTGTCCGCGTCGAGGGCGGTGACGCCGCCGGTGACCACCTGGATCGTGCCGGCCGCGTTCTGGCCGTTGGTCCCCCGGACGACCGGATTGGCGTCCAGGTTGGTGATCATCGCGGATTTGAGAGCCGAGTCTGCCATTTGATTTCTCCTTGCTCAGGCCGCGATTACGGCGTGGTGTCGTTGCCGGTGGTGTCGGCGCACTGGATCTCGATGACCTTGCCCTGCTCGAGGCGGGTCGCGCCGACCGACATCTTGCCGTAGATCTGCCACGGCAGGGACGACAGGTCCTTGCGCTGCGAGATATCGATCTCGATGTCGGTCCAGACGCCGAGATGCATTCCCGACCGGACGAACATCGGCACGCTGCGGACGTTGGACGCCCACGGCACGCGCTCCGACACGACGATGTTGATGCCGAGGAACCGGGTCAGCCGACCGTCCACCAGCACGGGCTGGGGGTTGAAGTCGCTGGACACGACCTGGGCCTGGTTCATCAGGTCCGATTCCTGCTTCGAGCCGATGATCATGGTGAGCGTGTCGCTCTCCAGATCGTTGTGGGCATGACGCAGCATGCGCCGGGCCTCGATCATCTTGGCGATGGTCAGGCCGGTGTTGCCCGAGGCGCCGAAGGACTGCGACACCCGGAAATTGGTGGTGTCGAAGCTTTCGGTGGTCAGGGCCGACTCGTCGACGCCGATATAGGCATCGGCGAAAAACGCGGCGAGGACACGGTCGTCCATCTCGCGGGCGGCGGCCGATGCCATCGCCTGGACTTCCGCGGACTGCGGGTCGACGATGGTTTTCAGCTTGTCGAAATTGTCGATCAGGATCGACGCTTCCTTGTCGATCGGCAGCACCCAGCGCCGGACCATGTCGGGGTCCTGGCGGTTGAGCGGCGAGAAGCGCCCGCTCGGGGCCTTCATCTGCACGACACCGACCTGGTTCACGGGCGACGCCATCTTGCCGACGTGCGGGCCGCGCATGATCCACGGCGACACCAGGGACTGCTTCTGTTGGAGCAGGAGCTGGAGGTTCGCGGTGAACTGGGTCGTATAGAGTTGGAGAAGATTATCGGACATCTCGGTCCTCCAAAGGGTTCACGGGGCACAGGGCCGTGTCCTTGCGGGGGCCGAAAGAGGCCGGACGTCCGATGCGGAGTGTGTCCGACAGTCAAAAGGGAGGGTAACGAAATTACCCTCCCCTCGTCAATTGCGATTTTTGTGGGGCGAAAATCAGGCCGTCGCCATGCCGGCCATGATCTTCGTCAGGCGCTCGAACTCGGCCTTGTGCTGGGCGCTGCCCTTCAGGTACTTGTCCCGCCAGTCCGGGTCCTTCATGTTGGCGTCCATCTGTGCCTTGGCGCCCTCGACGGTCATCGGCACGTTCGCGCCGGGCGCAGGGCCGCCGCCGGGGAACGGGGCCTCCATGGTCCGGGCGCCGACCTGGCGCAGGAACTCCAGCGTCTCGGAATAGCCGGACCCCCTCATCATGTTCTCGACGATCTCCGGCTTCAGGCCGAAGGTCGCCGCCGCGCGCCGGGCGACTTCGAGGTTGGCATCGAAATTGGCGCCCCAATTCTGCACCAGCTTGGCCTTCTCGGCTTCGAGGGCCGACTGCTCGGCCGCCGCGCTGTTGGTCCGCTGCTCGTCGAGATGAGCCGCGAGAGCCTTGGCGATCGCGCCGGCATTGTCCTTCGGCACCTTGGCCTCGAACGCCGCCGACCGCAGGGCCTTCACCAGCCCTTCGTCCAGGTCCTTGCCGTCGGCGTGCTTCACCGCCGAGAAGTCGTACAGGTCGGGGGCGGCGGGAACGCCGAGGCGCTGGTGGACCTTGTTCCAGCCGTCCGTGTCGGACAGGTCCTTGGGCAGGCGCAGGATCTGGTCGACCGGGGCGCCGATGTGGCTCTCGGCCGCCTTGAACGCCTTGTAGGCTTCCTTCGCCGCGGTGGCGGCGTCGAGCTTGTCCCAGCCCCGGTTCTGGAGATGGCCGACATCGATGCCTTCCATACCCTCGTACCAGTTGGCGGAAGGGGGCGGGGCGGCAGGCGGAGCAGCGGGTGGTGCCGCCGGCGGGGCGGCAGGTGGTGCTGTGTCAGTCATCGGTCCTCATCCTCCTGTTCAATTCTCAGGCGTATCCGCCTGTCTCCATAGATGTCGTACAACTCGGCCGGGGTCAGGTTCAGGTGGTCCTGGATGCGTTTCCAGATCTCGTTCCGCCCGATCAGGATGTCCGTCTTTCGGGGATCCGGGTCGTAGATCGTCTCCATGGCGCGGCAGAATCGGGCCAGGTCCCGAAGGACCATCTGGCCGGCCGTGCTGCCGAGAAACACCCGGTCATAGGCTTCCGACATGGTTTCCGCTTCCCCGTCTACTGCGAAGGCGGTGGCATAGGCTGCCCTCCGCTGCCGCAGGAAATCGACCGTCCGTTCGTATTTCTCGCGATCGGACGTCAAGCAACACCCTGCTGTGTCGCCATTTCATTCTGGGCCTTCATCATCGCGGCCTCGGCGGGCATGGCCTGGATGGCTTCCTGCCGGCGCTGGGCCTCGGCGCGCGCCTGGCGCTTGGCCGCCACCGACCGGGGATCGGCCATCCAGCGTACCGGCACGCCGAAGATGTCGGCCATCTCGGGCAAAGCGACGTCGAAATTGACCCAGTCGGTGTAGGACTGGTCCTGGGTCGCGTTCACGGCCTCGATCATCACCTGCATCATGCGGGCCATGCCGCCGGCTTCCTGGGCACGCATCGCCCGGGCCATCGGCGAGGTGTAGACGACCTCGTAGCCGGCGCCGGCCTCGCGCATCACTTCGGGCATCGGGGGCAGCATTCCCATCTGCGCCAGCACGTCGATCTCGCGGTGGATCAGCGGCCCGAGATATTCCGACTGCTGCCGGCCGACCGTCGGGGCGAGGAGGATGCCCTTCTCGTTGGTCCGCTCGATCACCTCGGTCGCCGTCATCTGGGGCGATTCCGTCAGGATCTGGAACAGGGTGACGAGGAAGGCGTCGTTGATCAACTGGGCCTCGACATCCATCATGTCCTTGCCGAGGGCGATGTTGCCGGTTTCCAGGGGAACGACGAGGGGTTGTCCGTCGGCGTTGACGCCGCCGGGATTGATGGCGCCGGGGACCAGCGACAGGCTCATCAGCCCGTCATCCATGGTCAGGAGGGGCGGATCGACGGCCCGGTGGCCCTGCTTCAGGAACACCCGCTTCTGCGCGTTGATGGTTTTCAGGGTCGGCAGGACCTGCATGGCCGGCCCGCGGCCGTAGACTTCACCCGGGGTCTGGTCGTAACGGGTGGCGGCGAGGGGGAACGTCTTGTAGCCGCCGGTCTGGCACAGGCACTTGCCCTGGACGCAGACGACGGCACTCTCGTAGAGCATCCCTCGGTCGTCCGCGCGCCGCGGATCGTATTCCATGCGCGGCCCGACATAGTGGAGGAAATCCACCGGCATCTGGCTGTTCTGCTGAAGCTGGCTTTCCAGCGTCTCCGGGAACCGGAACGGATAGGCCGAGCCCTTCGTCATGTCGGCGTACTGCTTCGCCTGGGCCGGCGTCCACCGCCACCAGCGGACGACGGTGTCGATCATGCCCTGGTGATTTTCTGCGAAAAAGGTCTCGCCGAGGGGGAGGGCCTTGTAGCGCAGGCCGTAGCCGTAGCGCGGATCCAGCTCGTCGATGAACATCGAGCCGGTGCCGAAGGCGCCGAGGGACTGGTAGACGTTCAGGTTCTGCGACGCGAAATTGGCGTTCGGGTTGTAGCGCATCTTGAACAGGAGATCGGTGACCTCCTCGAACCACAGCCGCACCTCGCGCATCCGGTCCAGGTCGGTATCCGTCGAGCGCAGCCCGTGCCACTTCATGTTGCGGGGGGTTAGCAAGCTATCACAGATAGCAGCAAACCTCGACAGGGCGAGCATCCCGGTACTGTCGATCTGCTCCTGGGTTTTCTTCTGGCCGGGCCAGTTGAAGCTGCCGGGGAAGAACGTGTTCCGGGACGTCGGCAGGACGAGCTGGGCGACTTCCTCCCACTGGGACGCGAAGGTCGCCCGCCAGTTCTGGAGCTGCCCCCACAGGCGCATCACCTTGTCGTAGGTGTCGGACTGGCCGTAGTAAAGCTGTTCAGCCATTGCGATGGAACCCTACCGGAACGCGCTCGGTCACGTTGTGGATCGGCCGCCCGAGATGGTCGTACAGGCCCGTGAAATATCCGGCATCCTCCTCGAACACCGTCAAGTTCATGTCCATCGCGTCCGACTGGCCGTAGTAAAGCTGTTCAGACGCCATACGGATTGCCCAGGCTCAGGAGGGACGACGTGTCCTGTCCCATGAGGCGCATCAGGCGCTGGCGCCTCTGCTCCTCGGTTTCCTCGGCCTGTTCGGCAAGCTGCGAGCCGAGACCCAGATCCATGACTGCCGCCCGGCCGGCGAGGGACATGCCCACGCCCGTCGGACGAGACGACATCGGATTGATACCTTGCCCGAACATGCTTCAGCCCCCGGATTACCCTGGAAGGGACACAATACCGCCTTGTTCGTGGAAAAGAAAGAGGCTGCCAGAGGGAAAGCCGGCAGCCCCAAGTTGAGATATGGATGAACCTCGCGTGCTGCTGCTCGCCCGCTTAAAACGAGCAACATGTCAAGATTATGGCGGGGAAGGGGCCGGGTCAATCAAAAAGGGAGTGCCCGTCGACACTCCCTTTCCGATGCGGTCATACTTCGGTCGAGACGGTGTCAGAATAAGTCGAAATCAACTCCCGACGCAACCCTCTGCTGCATGACGCCTCGAGGGGCCGACCCGAGGGGCACCGTCTTGGCGTATCTCAGCATCATCATGGCGATCCGGGTCGCCGACATCAGGTCGTCATGGACCTTGACGATCTGCCCGTCCTTCCGGTGATACATCCGGTATTCCTCGATCCACTCGGACAAATGGTTCGCCACCTTGAAGCGCCCCGTCGCCATGTATTCCTGCATCAAGGCGATGCCGGCTTCCGTCGACACCGACCCGTCGGGATGGGTGGCGTGCTTGGGGAGCATCGGCGCCCCATGGTTCCGGTATATCTGGGCGACGCCGATCCCGCTCCCCTTCTCCCGGGCCGCCCCGTCCTGGGGCCACGCGACGGGAACCTGGGCGCCGATCCGCTTCATCGCGTCCCAATGCTGGAGGGGATTCTGGTCGGCGACCCGTATGGTATGGAGGATATGAACGACGTCAGCATCCCTGTCCCATGCGAGCAGTACCGCCCCGAACGGGTGGTTGATGCCGAAATCAACGCCCCACAGCTTTGCCCAGTGGCCGGGGATTTCCTCTTTTCGCATGGTCGGTTCAAGGATCGTCTCCTCCGAGTATTTGAATACCTTGCCGGAGCCGAGCATGGGGATGCCCTTGGTCCGGGCGTCCCGTTCGTGGGGCAGGTAGCCCTCGATGATCTTCTTCCGGTCCTCCTCCGAGATATGCTCGGCCTCGTCGATCGTCATCGTCGTCACCGACCTGTCCGGCGACGGATCATTGAGGTACCGGATGACGACCTCCGACATACCCTCGAGGGGCGTGAAGGTCAGGTAGATCATCCCCTTCGTCGCGGTGATGCGCGCCATACACTCCATGTAGATGTCCATGGGCGGTTCCTCGTCGAGCCAGACGAAGTCAAGGGTCGCGGACTGGAATTTCTTCCGCCCCTGCTCATACGCCTTGAACTGGATCGTCGAGTTGCCGTCGTGGATCCCGTCCGTGTAATGCTTGACGACGATGGTATCGAACGCGTCCGCGGCCCCGCGCGCGAGGGTGGTGTCGACGAACTCGGCCCGCGGGAGGAACCCCGACCCATGGTCGACGGCGACGCCGGGTGGCCCGCACAACTTGGCCTGGGAGGTATCGCGCGTGACAACCGAGCTGACGCCGCCGGCCCATGCCCTGACGGGCTTCCTGAACTTCCGGCCGGCCCAATCGGGAGGGTAAAGGCCCGTCAGGTGGACGGCGGCCTCGTAGGCGCCGACCGTAGTTTTCCCGACCTGGTTGGCCGCCATGAGCAGCCGTTCCCGCTTCGACAGGCCGGCCTGCATGAAATCCGCCTGCTTGCCGTAGGGCTTGAAGAACTCAATCTGGTTGAACTTGCGGTGGTTCGCGAGGCCGTCGAGCATCACCATGAGTTCGTCGAGGCGGCTGTCCCCGGACTGAATCGTCAAAGCACGTCCTCCAGTCCTTCCGTGGATCCGACTTCCTCGAACTCGGCGTCGACGATTTCGCCCGGCCCGTAGCCCAGCTTGGCGAGCATTTCATCCCCGTCGAGGCCCAGGGCCGCGGCCTTGGCTTTCACGTTTGCCAGCATTTCCGCCACCGAGACGTTCTCGACCTTGACGACATGCTCGCTTTTGGCGTGAAGGCCCGTCCGGTTCATGATCATTTCCGCCGCCGTGAGCCGGACCCGGGGGCTGACCGTGTCGTCCATGGCGATCTCGGCCACCACCGAGGTGGCCATCAGGGTGTAGGAGCCGAGGCGCTTGATGCTTTCTTCCTTCAGCGCCTTCTGGACATGCTCCTGCCGCGCCAGCTTCCAGCCGTACTGCGGGTGATACCCAGCCTTCGCGCCGGCGTCGTTCGCCCGGCGACCGCCGTTCTCCATCAGGAACTCGACGAACTCCTGCTCCTTGTGGGAGAGGGCGTTCATGGCCGGCCCGTACCGGCCGAACTCCTCCTTCGACCGGGCGACGATGGGATGCTGGGTCCTGTTGATCGGCAATTCGGCCATCCTCCTGCCGCGACTGTGACGTTATTCGGCCGCAATTTCAAGGCTGTCCCTTGTGCCGCTACTCCTGCTCGAAAAACTGGCCGCGCCATACTAATGTGCCGTTACCCAGGTAAGAAAATACTGGCGCGCCACAGTGATAGAAGCCGAACATATATAGTATTCGCACAGCTTGGGGGTAGCCGGCACCCCACCCCCGCCTCGGATTTACTAGGGTAGTATTATTGCCCTGCTTGTATATACAGGGCGGGTATGGGGCGAATGGTTGGGTAATATTATTGCTATTGGCTGGGTTGTGGAATTATGCACAGCAATGTATGGGATACATGGTATATCTGGGCATAGACGCACAGGTGTTATGTTAAATTCCTCGCACGCGTGCGCGTGTATCAATCCCCAAGGGCATGGCAGGCAATACCCAAACTGGGTAGAAACACTATTGTTTCACCTAGCCGTGTTAGGATAGGGTTCAATCATCGACAAACCTACAATCTGGAGAACAACAATGAAAGATCGTGCCAAAACATTTCGGAACGGCTGGAGCGTCGCGCTAACCGCCGATGATAACGGATGGATGTACACGGCCGTCGTGCGGAATGCCCGCGGCGACGTACACGATAAGGTAAGGTGCGACGACTACCGGAACGCGCTCACCTACTACAAAGCATTTTCCGCTATCGCACAAAACACTTGATCCTCAAGCCTTGGGGCGCTTGTGCGGCGCCTCAATACTGGACGATTAATTCAACCAAACTGGAGGACTGGACCATGAACAAGCGCCTTGCATACCTCGATAGCTTTAGCGGCCTAGTGCCGTGCACCGTGCTGGCAATCGAGCCGCAGCCGTGGCCAAACCCGTACGGCCGCCTGCACATCCGCGTAAGGATCAACGCCGACCGCGGCGCCTACAGGAAAGGCCAGGAAACTACCTATTCCTGCGAGCGTGTCATCCCTCGGGAGAACGTCATCCGCCGGCGCGCTATGTCGGGCGCCCGGATCATCGGCGGATGGAATTGGGCGGAACGCCTGAACTCTTAGCCTTCGACACTTAAGCCTGAATGCCCATTTTGGGTAACAGGGATTGACTTTTTACAAAATCTATGCTATCGCATACGCTATGCCTTGCATACGGCGGCCTGCTTTCGGCTTGCCGGATGCTGCCAAGCCAAGCCGCTGTGCAAGTCTAGCGATTGCGATTAGAGGTAGATTTTGACGGCCGGGGCGGGACGGTTTTTCCTGCCGATCGATCAACCTGGAGGTTGAAATGGACGACTGCTATACCCGCAAGAATTTCCCCGAGTTCGTCGCCAATCATGGAAATTGGGACATTTACATGAACCCCGAAACGCAGCACTGCGCAGCGATTCCGACTGACAAGGCGGCAGCAGAAGGGTGCAGGGCCACACATTTTGGGGACCGGGAGTACGTCAAGGCAACGTTGGGAGTTTGACGCCTGTAACACGAAAGCCCGGCGCATTGCCGGGCTTTCGTACGGCCGCTTAGGCGACCTCGCGGGCTTTGCCCGCAACCCTGATATTCGATTTTCGACTTAACATCAACCTGGAGGACGATCAATGAGCAAACATGAAAAGGTACAGGCGTTGCTGCGCTTCCATCGCCAGCACGTATTCGACGACGGCGCGGCCGGTGACCGTCACCACCGGGCATTACTGCGGATCAAGAAAACCCGCGCGTTTGCTGCCATGTGCGACGACAACCGGGCACACGCCGATCATATTGCCTCGGAGCGCTTGCTCCGGGCTTGGGCGTAGGTGCGGCCATGACTGACATTTACGACCAGCACAAAGTCGCCTTCGCCAACGTCGCCGCCTACGTGGTCATGAAGGATGGGGACCGGGTGGCAACTGTCGCCTTCAAATACCCTCGCGACGGCGCCGGCCGCCTCTACGCCTACGTCCACGTCATCGGCCTGCGAATGGTCCGGGGCTTCGCCGGGGGCTATGGCTACGACAAGCACTCGGCGGCGGTAGAAAACGCCGTGGCCAAGATGGGCGACTATATGGCGGGCACCGCGCGCGGTGAACTGATGCACGCGATCTTGACCGGCGGCGACGGTATTTACTGGTACGACCGCCTCCGTAAGGCCGGCTTCGACGTCTGGCAGGCCGTTTGATCCTTCATGCCCGCGTCGAAGGTGGC